AGAGCTATCTCGGCGACCAGCTCTTCAAAGGCATACGCCGGATTCCCAAAGCGGCCGCTGTGGTCGCGGTCCAGCCTATGCTTAGCGCCGGTCCAATGGGCCAATTCATGAAAGGCCGTCGCGTAATAATGCGCGGCGCTGTCGAAACTTGCTTTATGCGGCAATTGCACGGCGTCCGTGCTCGGCATGTAAAAGGCCGCGTCCCCGCCGTGGCGGATAATGGCGCCGGTTTTTACTATGGCCGCCTCGCATGCCTCGCTGGCGTCGAATGGCACGGCCACGGGCTCGGCCGCCGGTGCGCGCTCGGCGTCGGTCTGCTCGATGTTAAAAACCGAGTAGGCCTTTAGCACGGCATAGCCGCTGGATTTTTCACCGGTCGCCGCGTCGACGGTGCCGGCCACCGGCTTATAAAAGCAGATAGCCGTGCCCTTTTGGCCCTTGAGCACTTGCGCGCCTCGGTCCTGCCATTGCTTATATGTTGCCCATTGGCTGGCGGCATAGCCGTTGCCCATGCTGGCCATGCCTAGGATTAACCTATTAACGCCACGATAGGCCGCGCCGGTCACGATATTATGGTCGGCGCCGCTGGCCGCGTCCGCGTGCCATGGCTTCACCCATGGCGCCGCGCCCTTTTCTAACTCGGCGATAATGGCGTCGGTCACTTGCTGGTAAATTGGATTAGTCATTTTGCTTGTTCCCTTTCTCACTGTATGGCCACGCCGGCGGCGTGGTATGAGTTATCTTAATGATATATAGCATGCTGTCAAGCGCTTTTTTACAGTCCGGTTACCTAGTCCGGCCAATGCCGGCCAGCATGCCCGCAAAGGCCCGCCAGTGGCCGCTCACGCCGTCCAATAGCCGGCGGCGGCCTTGGTGCCTTGCCTATATAATAACCAAGCCCACGGCGCGCGGCCCGTGGTCCGTGGCCCGTTGCCGGCTATGCGATACGCGCGGCCCGTGGCCCGTGGCCCGTGGCCCGTGGAGCGTTACCGGTAGGCCATTGGCCTATGTTAGCGGTCACTAACCTAAATGTTAGTAACCACTAACCAATGCGCAAAGATGCACGCCCAGCAAGGCCCTTTTTAAGCGCTCCACGCGACGCGCGCCATGAATTGAGGCTAGCCTACAGGGCCGGTTGTGGATATCCTGTGCGTTTCCTAAGGATAAGCTGTGGATAGATTGTGGATAACTTTTCGTGGCAAATGCTGCAAATTGTGGATAACTTTTCATGGTCCTTGGTCCGTGGTCCTCGGTCCATGGCCCGCGGCCGGCGCGAGGGGGGGCAGAGTCCCACGAACCAAGGCCAGCGTGTTAGTGAGCACTCACTAACCCACCCCCCAAAAAAACGCCCCACCGCCGGCGGAGCAGTAGCTTTAGCCCGATTTCGCACAGTTTTTCGCACTCCAAACGAAATTGAGGTATTATGACCCTACAAATAGGCCCCCTTGTTTTATAAAAGCCATTGCCAGAAAAATTTTTACAAAAATTAAAGAGAATGAAAACATATGCTTAGCGTCTATGCAGCCGAACAAGCCACTATTGAGCAGGCTAGATTAGAGCTTCGTCTTCTTCAGATTGAAGCGCAAGAAAAGGCTAGAACAGACTTCTTGTCCTTTGCAAAATACGTATGGCCAGAGGCTATCTTTGGCGCACACCACACAAAAATGGCAGATGCCTTTAACCGTCTAGCAGATGGGACCTTGAAAAGATTGATCGTTAACATGCCTCCGCGGCACACCAAGTCTGAGTTCTCGTCCTATCTGCTACCCGCCTTTATCATGGGCCGTAAGCCTAAAACCAAGATCATTCAAGCAACCCACACCGGGGAGCTTGCCGTGCGTTTCGGTCGTAAGGTCCGTAACTTGATGGACACTGAAGAGTACAAACAGGTATTCTCTGACGTGGCCCTTCGAGCAGACTCCAAGGCCGCCGGTCGGTGGGACACGGACCATGGTGGGGAATACTTTGCTGTCGGTGTGGGCGGCGCGATGACGGGCCGCGGTGCGGACTTGTTGATCATTGATGACCCGCACTCGGAGCAGGACGCTTTGTCAGAGCTTGCCATGGAGAACGCATGGGACTGGTACACATCCGGCCCTCGTCAACGGCTCCAGCCTGGTGGCGCTATTGTCATTGTTATGACCCGTTGGAACACGAAGGACTTAACGGCTAAGCTTGTCAAGGCGCAGTCTAGCCATAAAGCCGATCGCTGGGAGATTATTGAATTTCCTGCAGTCTTGCCTAGCGGCAATCCCTTGTGGCCGGGGTTCTGGAAGCTTGAAGAGTTGCTCGCGGTCAAAGCATCATTGTCCCCGCAGAAGTGGCAGGCCCAGTGGCAGCAACAGCCAACCAACGACGAAGGCGCTATATTGAAGCGTGACTGGTGGCAAGTGTGGCCCTCGGACGAAGCTCCTCCTGTCGAGTACATTATTCAGTCGTATGATACGGCATATTCCAAGAAAGAGACGGCCGACTACTCTGTAATCACGACCTGGGGCGTGTTCTACCCGGACCAAGACTCAGGGCCTAACATAATCTTGTTGGACGTCACGCGGGGCAGATGGGACTTCCCGGAGCTTAAACGTATTGCCAAGGACCAGTATGACCAGTGGCAGCCGGACAATGTGTTAATCGAGGCCAAAGCGACAGGGATCACGCTTCAGCAGGAGCTGCGACGTATGGGAATTCCTGTGACCATGTATTCTCCAGGAGGTCGCCGCAGTGGACAGGACAAGGTATCGCGTGCGCACTCTGTGGCCCCTATTTTGGAGTCAGGCATGGTGTGGGCCCCGGACACGGACTGGGCAGAGGAATTAGTGGAGGAATGCGCTGCATTCCCGAATGGCGACAACGATGACATGGTCGACAGCACGACGCAGGCATTGAATCGTTTTAGGGCAGGTAATTTTATCTCTCTTGGAACGGATTTAATGGAAGAGGATAAACAACAAGATGTTGCGTTCGAGTACTATTGAGGACTACAATTAGGAAATATTGCAACAAGACTTTTAGGACTAACGAATGAACAACACTCTGCCCTTTGACAACGACTACGAAAAGCGTGTACAGCAGTCCTATGCATCCCTTGGCATTAGTCAGCCCGCTAGGATGGCTGCAGGTGGTGTAGTGGAAGACACGGGTGGGATGTTAAATGCGGCAGCAAGAAGCGTAAAGCCTAAGTTAAAAGCAGAGGACGAAGCCTATTTTAAGGCACACAATCAGTATGCAACGGACCATGCTGCATACTCGGACGCATACAATAAGTGGGTGGCGGACTGGAATGCAGGGAAAACAGAGGCTGCATATGCTGGCATAGCGGAGCCGACAGCGCCTACCCTTCCCACAGCACAGGGTGATTTGGATATAAACGCCTATCAGGCACAATTGGCTGCGGCAGCGCAGAATAAGGCATCGGCTAGAGTAGGAGGCATCCGTGCCTTTGCCAATCCAGAAGCCTATAATTTGGCAGGGCATGCAGGGGTAAGCTCGTTTGAGGACGGCGGTGAGGCGGTAGCGGGCCAAGACCCGCGGGCCATGGACCTTGAACAGTTCTTACTGGAAAACTCACGTACCAAAGCTGGCCCTGTAGACGTGCAAGAAGTCCGTTCTGCAAGAGGTCCTGGCAAGTACGACACCCGTGTGAGTAAGGATGTGGACGGTTTTCAGGCATTTGCTGACGTGGACGTTGGCGGCAAGAAGTTAAGTCAAGTTGGCGCGAGTTTCGTGGGCCGTGGTCGTATAGGCAATTACGAAGTGCAGTATGTGTATGACCCTGAGACGAAGCAACCTGTGATTACGGGTGCTATCCGTAAGGAGTTAAGTCCGACTAGTGACGTGTCTGCTGAGGGCGTGTATGTTCCACAAAAGGACGGCAAGGACTACTACAATGCTGGCGTGCGTTACACCAAGCGTTTTGAAGACGGCGGTGCTGTGAATAAGTTTGACGATGTGGCCGTTGAATCGGAAGTACTTCGCAAGCAGTTAGAGAAGGAAATCCCAAAGGGTAAATACTTTGAGTCTTATCCTGTTGAATACGTGGGCGAACTAAAGACGAATGACCCTATGTTGGCGGGCGTCACAAAGCCTTATAAAGAGCCTAATGTTGTAAGCCTTAATCCTAAGTCCGAGTTCGGGACTCAGTACGGCACCTTTGAACACGAGCGTCAGCACTTGTTGGATGCCAAGCGCGGTAAAAAAGAACTGCGCTATCCGGCGCCAGAGTATATGTTTGAAAATGCCAAGTGGGAAAAACCACCGGTGCCTATTGATGAAAAGCTACAGTCCAAGACTAGGGACGATATTATCTTGTCTTATCAAAAGTACCGTAAGAAGTATGACCTTTCCAATGACTTCACCCAAGAGGGCTTCTTTGGGGACATCCGTGCTATTGAGAAAAGACTGCCAGTAGGAAAAGGCATATTGGACACGGACATAGGCAAGGACTTGTTTGGCAATAACCCAGAGCTACTTTTGACATACTGGTCTAGGACTCGTCCAGAGAAGACAACATACATGACCGAGCAGCGTGATTCTCCACGTTTTAAGACCTTGGACATGCGCCAAGCTAAGAAGGCCCCGGAAGCCGGCCCGCTGACCAAGGTCCAGGATTTCATTCGCGCCAAGACAGCCACCTACTTTGAAGACGGCGGTGAAGCAAAAGCACCCCGTGCAGTCGTTAGTCAAGAAGAGTCAGGGCTTTCTCCTGAACAATATGCTAAAGCTTTGGCTAGTTATGATCTACCAGAAGCGGAGTTAGATGCCATTCTTGAGCCAACTAAAGCACAGAAATATGCCAAAAATGTACTGGACACAGTACGGCCTGGTAAGGAAGGGATCTACGGGGAAAAAGAAGCCGTGGAAACAATGTATGCAGATATGTATGGCAATCCTTCAGGAAGGTATTTTGACACGGGAAAAGGTGTATTAAATAAAATAAATGCAGTTCCAAAACTACCAGCAGCTGGAGTATATACCAATGCAACACCTGACGAGGTGACGGTAAATGTAAATAGTGGACTGCCTAACAAAAATGTATTTGTGCATGAGTTACAGCATAAACTAGATGATGATCAAGGGTTCAATAGAAATAATCGATTAAAGGCAGAGAAATTTCCTGAGGCCTACGTAAGAGACCTTGGAAATAATAAACGCTGGACAGATACAAGTGAGGACTACAGTACTTTATACGACAATGTAAAAAATGCTTATTCAACGTATAGAAAAAAATATATGTTAAGTGGTGATTTTACGGAGCGAGGTTTAATACCAGAGCTTAAACGTATTGAGTCTACTCTTCCTGTTGGAAAGAATATATTTGACACAGACATTGGAAAGGCCGTAAGCAAGGACTTGCCTAAGTTTAAATTTGCCTACTATAACCAAACGGCTCCTAGTAAGGGGACGTATATGTATTCGGTGGATACAGCGGAACAAGCGGGGGCTTTGCGCAAGGCCTATGAGCCTGGGTCTGAAAAGGATATTTTTGCTGAACCAAAAAGAACAGTAAGAGCTTTGAAAGAGAAAGTAACGGACTTTATTAAAACAAAGAAGTTTGAAGACGGCGGGGATGTAACAAGCGAGAACGTCCGAACACTTAAGTCTATTGACGTAAAAGCAGACAAGCCTGAAAAAAGCAGGGTTAAAGAAAACATAGATGCTATCCTGCAAGGACTGAAGAACGAGGACGTCAGTGCCAAGGACGTGGCCTTGTTTATCAATTCGTTTATTCCTGTGTCAGGCGACATTCAATCTGCTGCAGAAGGCTATCAGGCATTCAAGGACAAGGACTACCTAGGTGCAGGACTGGGCGCTGCAGGTGCGCTGCCTTTAATTCCTAACATCACTAAGTACGTAAAAGCCAGTCCAAAAGAAATGGATAAATTTTTTGAAGAAATGGCCAGTAGTAAGATTAGAGATGCAGAAGGACAACTAGCCAAGGTGTATCACGGGGGAGCTGGTTTGGAAGAAGGACTGCCTACGAAAGGCACTGGAATATTTGCTGAGGGAGTTTACTTTTCAGGTATACCGTCTAGAACCCGCTACTATGGGGAGAAAGCCAAGAATGGAACTACCTATCCCATGTATGCCAATATAAAAAACCCTATATCAAGCGAAGAATTTACTAAACGCTTTGGAACAGCTAATCCAAAAAACAGTAAGAAAATTAGGGATATTTTAGTAGCTGAAGGATACGATGGAGTGTTGTCCAAGTCAGGAGATAAAATATGGGAAGGTGTCTCATTTTTTCCAGAAGAACAACTTAAATCTTCTGTCTCTTCTATTACACCTAAGATGAAAGATGAGATGTTGAAAGAAGACGTTAAAGCCTTTAATAAATACGCTCACGGAGGCGAAGTAGGTAAGTTTATTAAATCTAAGAAGTAACACTTGCGTAAACCCTGCAATACCGAGTACACTACGGAAAATACTCGGACGAGAATCCTATGCCCATTGACAAAGTAGTTAACCAAGCCCCTGAAACATCCATTGAGATTGATCAGGAAGGCATGCCCGAAATCGAAATAGTCTTGGAAGACGACGGCAGTGCTACGGTTGAGATAGGTGAAGACGAAGCAAACGACGTAGAATTCTACGCCAACCTAGCAGAAGTCATTGACGAAGACGATTTAAACCGTATGTCAATAGACTTATTGGCATTATTTGAGGCCGACAAGGCGTCCCGTAGTGACTGGGAACAGGTTTATGCCAAGGGCCTTGAGCTGTTAGGCTTGAAAGTCGAAGAACGCACCAAGCCATTCCGTGGCGCAGCCGGTGCAGTGCATCCAATGTTGACAGAAGCGGTAGTCCAGTTCCAATCGCAAGCGATGAAGGAGCTAATGCCGGCAGACGGACCTGTTAGAACTCAGGTTTTGGGCAAGGAAACAGTAGAAAAACTACAGCAAGCGTCACGTGTTCAAGATTTTATGAACTACGAACTGACCACAGTGATGGAAGAGTACACGCCAGAGATGGACCAAGCACTTTTCTACCTAGGTTACGGTGGTTCTGTGTTCAAAAAAGTGTATTTTAATGCACAATTAGACAGAATGGTCAGCAAGTTAGTGCTTGCTGACGACTTATACATCCCTTACACCGGCTCAAGCGTCATGAGCCAATGCCCACGGATCACGCACCGCGTGCCAATGGACGCAAACGAGTTTAGAAAACGCGTTGTAGCGGGTGAATACTTAGATTTAGACATCCAAGCGGAGTCTTCTGACCCAAATCAAGACCAAATTCAAGAAGGCGTGGACCGTCAAACAGGTTTAAGCCCTTCTGACCAAGCCGAAGAAGTCTTTTTACTTGAATTCCAAGTGGATTATGACATTCCAGGCTTCGAAGACACCGACGAAGACGGTGAAATCACAGGAATTAAGCTTCCATACGTCGTAACGCTTGACGAAGTGAGCGGTAAAGTGCTTGGCGTGCGTCGTAACTGGAAAGAAGGCGACGAATTGAAACGTCGTCGCAATTATTTTGTGCATTATGTGTTGATCGAGGGCCTTGGTGCGTATGGCTTGGGCTTTGTTCACTTAATCGGCAGCTTATCGAA